TTTATTTTTATATTATTATTATTAGAATTAGAATTATTATTATTTCTTACTCTATTAGGGGTAACAATAATATTATTACTTCCTCTTCTACCGTTAATATAAACTCTAGGTTTTTGTGGTTTGATAGGTAATTCTAAACTGTAGTTGTATACTGGTGGTTTATAGTAAAAATCTCTATAATACCATGAATTTGGTCTATATAAACTATTCCATCCATATCCATAATAAGGATAATTCCAATACCCCCAATTTAAATTAGAATTAAATCTATAATTATCAAATACAGTATTATAATTATATTTTTGGAATTGTTTAATAGGAACAGCTAAAGTATCACCTGTTGCAGTAATAGTTAATACTTTAGTAATTTTAACTTTAGGAGTAGTGCTAACCTGGTAAACACCACAACTTGTTAGACTTAATGCTAACAGTAATGTTATTATATATCTCATATTTTTAGTCTCCTGGAAAGTAACCTGGAGATTTTCTCCAACTATCTAGAGCAGCTCCTTTGGCTTTAATATAAGAATCTTTATCATCTCTAAATTTATCATCTAGAATTTGAATTCTTTCCCAAGGTGATGCTGCTTCGACATCAATTTTAATAGTTACATTTCCATATTTATCTTTAATACCTTCTTTCCAACTTTCAAGATCATTTCCACTTTGGACACTTCTATAAGAATCATCTGGGTTTGGGAAGTTTAAACCAAACATTGGGATTTTACCAAACATAGATTTTACTACATTAAAAGTTAATTGATCTAATTTCATAGTTGCTTGTCTTGGGCCCATTCTTCCGTCTACTTCATTTAAGTAACGTTTTTTGTTCCAATCATGTACATTAAAGTTGCTCATAATAATATGTTTATTATAAATATATAATTTTTATTGTTTAAGTGATTCTAAATATTTTACAACTTCTTTGGTGGATTTTTCAATTTCCTCATTATTATGTTTTCCTCTCCACTTTTCAACATCTCCATCTTCTGAAATGAATGATTGGGTAGATTCATTTGATTTTTCTTTTACCCAAGATTTAAAATCTTTTATTTTATTATCAATTTCATTATTTTTAATATTACGCTCATATTCTTCCCATTTTCCAGTTTTTCTAAGCTCATGTTCAAAATCAATAACACAATTAAAACACATTTTATGTATCGTATAAAATGGCTTATCATTACGATTTTTCATTACTTTTTTACATTTAGGACAGAGTAAAGGCATTACATGAGCTTTTTTAGCTTTGTCTAATTTAGTAATGTTTTGTTTTATACCATCTTTAATAGTCCAAGTACGACCATCAGCTTCCCAAATATCTCCTTCTTTATGGAATTCTTCTGCTTTAGTAAATCCAACACTAGAACGTGTTTTTTCACCATATTTACCTTTTACAAGATTTCTAATTCGTTCTACATCACGTTGTTGGAAATCTTTTTTTAAAATGTTGTCTTTCATAAACCTAATTCAGCCAAATCATTTAATACTTGACTTATATTTTTATACACTATACCTGTACCCCCAGCTGCATTCCATCTTCCAATAGTATCTTCTCTATCATCAATTAAAATATCAGTTTTAGATAACTGAGATTTAATTTCATGTTTTTCTTTTGCTTTTTTAAAATTAATACGAGGTTTTGAAGGGAATATATCTCCTGTATGATTTCTTACCCAAAGTATTTTACCTAAATAGGATTGTTTTTTAACTGAAGGAGATGTTAATAATTCGTAATTATAATCCTTAACTGCATTTACTAAATCAGCTGCTCCTGGCATTGGTTCAATTCCGACCCAAAAACTAACTTTATGTTCTTCATCTATAAAATCCCAGAATTTATTTTTACCATATTTAGATTCAAATTCACTAGGGCCTATACCTGATAGATCCTTAAATCGTTTATCAAAATCAGCTAATACACCATCCATATCAAGATAAACTTTGTATTCACTTTCTTCTTCTCTTAAACGACCTAATTCATGAGCGTAAGCTATAAGCCCAAATGGATCTTTATTTTTCTTTTTTTCTGTAATTAATTTTTTAATAGCTTCTTCTAATTTATTACCTGTAAGAGAATCTGTCCAGCTTCTAAACATTATATTACCAGTTTCATATGCTTCTCTTTCTAATTGTTCTAAATAATCATCTTCATTTACATCAGTAGTATTGATAGTTTGTAATCTATCTTCCATATTTTGATGTACATGAATCAATTCATGAGCGTAAGATCGTAAAATATCTTTAGGGTGCCTACCATAAGTAAAAAGTACTATTATATTTGTTTGAGGAGCATAATAAGCTGTTTTACCAAAAATATCTTCTCCATTTTCATAATCATCATGAATTAATTGAATTTGAGGTAATGGTTCTAATTTTAAACCATTATCAGCCATATGTTGAGTAAGAGATGCTATATAAGGTCTAAAATCAAATTTAGTTGAATCTATAGCTTCATTCATATTAGTAGTTGTTGGTACTTTTAAAGGTTTAGTAGAAAAATAATCTCTAAAATTAACTTTATTTTTTGAATCTTTTAAAGGTATAGTTTCAGGAAGATTATTTTCATCCCATTTTGATCCTGGTACTGCAAGAAGAATTTGGTCTTCTGATAGTACTAATGCTTTAATTTTAGGTAATTTTCCTATAATAAAGGCCCCTAATCTATGGTTACCATCTATAACTAAATACTTACCATTTAAAAGAGGGTGGGGTATTGCTACTATAGGATCAAAACTTTGCCATCCATCTCCAGAAGCATTTTTTACCATATCTTCTACATACTTCTTTTTTTCAGTTGTAAAGTACTTATAATCTTTATTGGGTTCATTTCCTATACTATCATCTACATTTAAATCTTGTCTTTTACCTTTGATATTGGTATCTATATCTACTCCTTGGAAATCAGGATAAATTATTACTTTACCAGGAATAAAATTTTCATTTAACTTTTTCTTTTTTCTACCTTCAGCTACTTTACCTGATACTAATTCATATACTTCATATTTTTCATCATCAGATAAAACATCAGGAGCAAATTTTTTAAATTTTTCAAATGAGACTTTAGCAGCATTTCTAGCAGCAGTGCCTGATACTCCTCCTGCTGTAATAATAGTACGTAATTCTAAATTTGGGTAATTTGAAATTGACTTAGTTCTTGAAGTAATATCTTTAAAATCTTCTTCATTACCTTCTCTAGCACCTATAACCCATAATACTTCTCTTGTAGGATGATCCTTAGAAAAATTATAAACAGCTTGAATTGGGGGTTTAGAAGTAGGTACTATTTTAACTTTAAGTGGAAGATAATTATTATAAATTTCCCAAATTAAAACTGATTCTGCTTGGGTAATACCATTTCTTTCTTTACTACCTACAAAAATAATAAATTCATCTATTTCTGGGTTTTCCTCAAGAGCTTCCTTAACTACTTCAAAATGACCAGAAGTAGGAGGTTTAAACCCCCCAGCATATACTGCTGTGGTTTGTTTGTTTTCTTCTTCAGGTAATAACCCTTTTATTAATTCATTTACTAAACTCATTAAGATAAAAATTGTTTAATTTTAGATTGTGCTTCTTCTTTAGATACAGAACCATCGATAATTTCCTTAGCCCCATCATCACTTAATAAGGCTTGGATTTGGGTATTTGTTTCAGCTTTTTGTTTATCACTTCTAGCTTGTTGAGATGCCGATTTAGGTTTAGTTCCTGTGGGTTTGAATGGGTCTAAATATTTTTTAATTACATCCTCCACATCTTTTAACTTTTCATCTTCTAATGTATTAGCTACAGAAACAAAATTATTACCAAACATTTCTTTATATGGTGCCCAATTTTTAGTTACTGATAACCAAGTACGCATTACAATAGCAGGTGCTAAACTTCTATCTTCACCACCTGATTTTTCAAATCTATCTTGGTTTTGTTTAAGTGATCTTTCTAAATCAGTATAAACATAAAGCATTAATATTTCATATCCTGCTTCTTCTAATTGGTCTTTTAAAGTTACTGTTTGTTTGACTGAGGCAGCGGTACCATCTAAAACAAATGATTCTTTACCAGTAATTATATTTTGCAATTCACCTTTAAATTCTTTATTAGCTGCAGCCATTGCCTTAGCTTGTTCACTTCTTTCTTCAGGTGTGGCATTTTTTAAATCTAAACTAACATTAGCTTGTTTAAGTTTATCAATAAAAATATTATCAATATTCATTATTTTTAAATTACCTAAGTCTAAACCACTTAAAACATACCCTTTGCCAGCCCCAGGTGCCCCTGCTAATATAATAGCTTTAGGGTTTTGGGCATTTTCCTTAAGTAAGTCGTAAAGTTTAATCATAAAAATAAGTTTATTATAAATATTAACACATTTCTATCTTATTAATTGGGATTTTATATGTTGATCTAATTGAAAATAAATTATAATCATATAATGTAATATATTGTTTAGTAACTTTATCAACATTCATTGATCTACCCATAAAACTATTAGCTTCATGAATTGAAAAACTGGGTCCATAATTTTCTGAAACTGAGTGTAAATAGAATTCATAATCTTTACCATTATAGGTAAAAATAAATTTATCTCCTTCTTTTTTTAATTCTTTGATTTTTTTACTTATTGACATAACCTTTATTATTATTATTTACTTTGTAAATATACGAAGATTATTTCAGGTAACCAAATTTTTACACGGTTCTCTTAACAGTAGTTTGAAAAGAAGTAGTAGCTGGTTTATGTTTTGGGTTTTCTAAATCAAATAATTTTTTAACTGATCCAAATATTTCTAAGTTTTCTTCTTGGGTTCTAGGTGATTCATATATTTCCCAATTTTTACCTTTTAATCTAGCACCAGATTTATCAACTCCTCTAGATTTAGATTTTAACCATAATACACCTATTCTATCTACTTTTTTACCAAAACATTCTTCATAGCATTTACCATAAACCGCACCTTGTAAATCATATGTAGTTTGTAAGTGATTTGATGTTTTAAAGTCAATAACCCATAATTCCCCATCAATTTCACAAATACAATCTACTGTACCCGCTACTTTTAATTCGTCTGAAAATAAGTGGGTTTCTGTTTCAACTAATGTTGGTTTATAGGTTTCCCAAAAATCAACAAATCTTAAAAACATTTTCCATATTTCAGGATTCATTTTTGGATTACCATACTCATTTAAGAAATTCATTTCTTTACCTTCGAAATATTCTTCTATTAATTCGTGTACTGCTGTACCTTCTTCAGATGCTTTTTTAACAATCCAATCAGCACTATATCCAACCTTTTTTAACCAATCTTGAAAATGTTTACCTTTAGGGTAAGAATTTAAAACATAAGTTACAGAAGGATAATACTCTCCATTACGTCTATAATAACGAGAATCTGGAAGTGTTATTTGTTTGTGATCATCTGAGATCTCTAATATTCTATCATATGATTTTTTGATCATAAAGCTAGTTTTCTTTCCATTAAATTATAGTAGGTTAATGGAACTGTGTTTTGAATTAATTTAGTGAAATTCTTAAAACCCATTTCACTTGGATCCTTATCTTGTAAATCAACAAGATAGACTTCTTTACCTTCTGCCATTAAATTTTCGCAAAAACGTAAAGCTTGTTTCATAGCATCCCTATCTAATGCTATATAAATTTTATCTACTATAGAAGTAACTATTTTTTTCATTAAGCTACTTTGAATATTTTTTCCTAATAAGGGTATGGCATTTCGTTTAATGGCAATAGCATCAAATAACCCTTCACATATTACAATTGGTATATTCCAATTAATTAAATGTTCGTTTGGAATTATATCTCTACTTACTGAGGGGTTACGATATTTTATATACGGGTCTTTTTCAAATGAACGGGCTGTAAAATAGTTTATGTTTCCATCTTTATTATATGTTGGAATTATAATCATATTTTTATATAAACCTTCTTTACAATAACCTATATTGTACTTTAGAATATCGTATTTACCAATGTTTCTTTTTTTTAAGTATGCTAACGCGTGCCTAGCCATGATATCGTTAGTATTAACGTTATATAGGCCAATATATTCATTAGGTAATGATATACTATTAACAACTTGTGTTTCTTTTATTGATTTTGAAGTTTTTACTAATGATTTAAGTTCTGTGTATTTTCCAGCTTCTACTTTAAGCTGTTTAAATAAATTATATATAGTAGTTCCTCTAACATTACAAGCCCAACAGTGCCAAGGATTTTTACCTTCACGATTTTCTGTTAAATTAACTTCTAGTTTTGGTTTATGGTGGTGACAAAAGGGACAGTGATAAGCATAATTATTTCTAGCCGTTGCTTTACCTGAACCTAATACAGAATTTACTAATGTAACTAATAATTGATTTACCATTTATCCAGTAATGTTTTTAATCTCCTTTGCTATTTTTTTAATTTTAACATTATTAGGATGATTATTATAACTGTGTGATTTATATTCTACACACATAATAGGTTCTTTTAATTCTTTAGCAATATATAATCTATGCATTCCATCTAAAATTCTTTTTGTTTTTCCTTTCCAGGTAACAATTTGAATAGGAGAAAAAGATTTTATATCATCTTTTGATAATTTATTTAAATTAGGTATTATAAAATTAAATTTGAAATTTTCAGATAATAAAGAAGGATCCATTAATTTAGGTTTTTCAATGGTAAATTTATCAATATTATTTAAAAATACCATCCCTGCTTTCCAACTCGCTTTATGCCTCAAATCATAATGAAATAAACGTTCAGGGAGTTGATTATAATTAAATATTAAATAAGGAGAAGCCCAAGGATATATTTCTTCTAATAAGTTATATATCTCTGACAACTTCTTATAAATTAAGTAGTTTTCATCCATTTGACCCATAACCCCAATATATAAAACTATTTATGCTCTTCCACAAAATCTTCAAACTTAATGTTTGCTAAATCTCTTGTATAAAATTTACCTAAAATATTGTCATTAAAAAATTCATTTGGTTTTTCTAATACCTGGTATATCATTTGGTATTTTACTTCAAAATAGGTTAATGATTTTTTATCAGGGCACATTTTTAAAATGGTACGTTGAAACTCCTCTTTTTTACCTTCAAGTAATAATTGTTTAATTTCTTTTTGAGATCCATAATAATTAAGCCAATCAGATTCTTTAACTACTAATTTATAAGCAGGACGACGTCCTACTACTCCTGATAGTTTTTCTAATTCTCGTTTTCCAATTTTTTGTTTTTTATTATGGAACAATACTTTTTTCCCAATATAGGCTTTACCTGAAGGAATATGGGTAACTATGTAAACAAAACCAAATGTATTTTCTGGAAATTGAGTAATGTCTCCTATTTTATGTGTTTTATAGGTCCAACTCATATGTAAGATTTAATAATAAATATTATTTTCCTAGTGCCTCAATAATTTTACTAGAATCAAATATTTCATTTATATTGTTATAAGGCAAAGTATGTATGTCTTGATACAAATTAAAAGGTTGGTATATTGCTTGGTCTAAATGGGGGCTTTTAGTGAATTTATTTGCTAAAATATTAGTATGGGTTTTATAACCAAAAACTTTTGGGTCTGTTGTTGACCAACATACTACAGAAGTAAGATTTAAAGCTGCAGCTAAATGTTGAGCAAATGAATCTATAAGTAATCTTTTGCTAGAGAGTGCTAATAATACAGCTATGCTCCTATATCCATCTAAAGCTGAAAGAGTATTTTCATATTGAAATTGATCTTTTCTTCTAATATGAATCAGGGTATAATCATTTTTATAATGATTAATTATATCAGTCATTGTTGATGTTGGAATATCTCTAGTCCAAGAATATTGATAACCTTGACCTTCAGGGCCTCCATTACTTTGAAATACAAATATAGGTTTTTCTGAGGAATAAAATGGAGTGAAATAATCTAATTCTGCTTGGGTTAAATAAAATTCGGGTTTTTCTCCTTTATAAGGAACACCACACAACTTACACCAAGTTCTAAATAAATGTTCATTACTTAATAAAAAATTATTATGAGTATAAGGTTCACAAGCAAATACTTTACAATCCTTACCTTTAATATATTTTGTATAAAACCCATTAGTTTGATTAGAGTAATAAGTTTTATGGACATTAGGATTATTTAAAAAAACATCCGGATAAGCAGTTACTACTATAATTTTAGACTTTTTATAGTGGTTTTTGATTGCTGCTATAACAGCGGTGGAGGCAATGCTTTTTCCAAGCCCCCCATCGACTTGAAATATTATGTTCATAACTTTTTTTAATTAAATTACCAAGGTAATCCCTCTTCGTGTGTAGGAGCCGAGTAATTTGATACTGTTTCTGCTAAAGAAGAAGATAATTCAACTTCCCAAGCTACTTCATCAATGTTATCATTAACCCATCCTAAGACAATTTCTTCAGTAAGGTCATCATAAGCAACAAATCCTGGATCACTTGGAGAGCCTGTAATTTCAATTGTACCAAACTTTCTAGTTTCAAATTTAGGATCAGTTCCAACTGATGAAAAAAGACCAAATTCTACTGTGGTTACTACACCATCACTGATGGTTCTAGATAAATCATTAATTTTCCAAATATGTTCCATTATTTTATTTTATTATAAATATATAATTTTTTACTTAATCAACGCTAACCAACTATTATCTTTAAATACTTTTATGTCTTTATCACTAAATACTTCATTAATTGTTTCTTTTCCAATACTATAGTTAGAACCACCTATCAATTTAGTATTAGTAGAATATAATGTTAAATTAGATTTTAAATTTGATAAATCATGATTTCTTAAATTATAATATACAAATGATAAATTTTGGTCTTTTATATTATTTTTTATTATTCCTATTTTATTTTTAAAAAAATAAGTATTATTATTAAAAGCTGAGGATATATCTTTCCATGTTAAATTATTATCTATATTAAATTTATCCTTGCCTTGGAATTTTTGTATACAATAAATGTAAGAAAAAATATTACTACATCCAAAGAAAAAAGTATTTTCTCCAGTATGAGGATTTATTTCTAACATTCTATGTTCTTCATTTTCATTTAATTTTGTTGAGATAAAATTTAATAAATCACTTATACCAAAAAAGTTATTATTAATTTTAGAACCTCCAGGGTTAAATTTTTGTATACCAAATTTAGGTAAATCAAAAACTAATTCTACATATCTATCTATGATATCTTTAGGATGTTTTAAATATTTAACTAATTTATGGTTATATACTTTTCCTTGTTCATCAAAAGATAAAGCTACATCACCATCACTTTTTCTATAATCGTTATAATAAGTATCTGAATCTGCATTCTGGTTTAGTATTAAATCATTTACTTGTTGAATTAAACTTTCTTTTAAAGTAAGTACATTATGGGTATTTACATATTGTTCTAAATAAACATCAGCAGCAAATTTTATTGGCAAGTAATTATCAGATAGGGTTTTAATCATTTTTTTATGGGCTACATAAGCATGAGCTCCTTCATAATTGTTATTAAATCTAGGTAATGTAAGATATTTTCCTATATCCATCCCAATATTATGTAATCTTTTTTTTCCTAAATGAAGTAAATCCCAATTATAAGATTGGATTTCTTGTAAAATGTCTTTATACTTATCTGTAAATTTATCTTTTACTACACATTCATCATATAAAAATATATCATCTTCTAAAAATAAGGCATTTTCTACTCCATCTTTTAATGCTTGGTCCCAAGCTTTTTTATGAGACAAACCACAAGCAAAAACCCCCATTGTAACCATACCATGGGGATCAAAAAATGAAGTATTTAATTTTTTATCATTTATTAAATCTTGAATTTTTAATTCTTTACCATCTATTGCTTCTATAAAAGTAAAATCTAAATCAGGATATTTTTCAATTAAAGATAATTTCCTATCCAATCTACGTTTTAAATTTATAACATAAATTTTATCAAACCCTAATGTAGAATGTTTTAAATTCATGATAAATGGTTTTGGATTAATTTTACATATAAATTTTTATTTGATTCATGATTTAAAGATGAAAGGGAAACAATAGTAGTTTCCAAAATATCTTTTAAATGAA